TCTGATTCCATTGGCCACGTACCGTTTAGTGACGTACTCCCATCTCTTTCAACTGCCTTTCTTGACTCGATTGATCCGAATTTTCAGACCAATCTTCTCAAGGGGGCAACAAAGGCATGGGAGGCTATTCCTAGAGATGCGGATTTCGCTAATGATCTCCTTGAGCTTAGACAGCTCAAGGACCTCGTTCCTAGCCTTGATGGCATTGGACACGAACTTCATGCGAAACGAGATCTCTGGCGAAGGAATAGTGACGGGACCATTAACAGTTTCCTCAAGTATAACTTTGGGGTTAAACCGTTGGTGAGTTCCGTCAAATCGCTTATGAAGTCTGTTGGAGTGATAACGAAGCGACTCGAATTCTTGCGTAAAACAAGAGGTAAAGTCACTACTCTTACTTACTCTGGCAAACTTCCATTGTCTATCGTCAATGCCGTACCGGGTTATGGAACCTGGAATAATTCCGGCACTGCTGAGAAGACTGATGGTGTTTACTCAGTAACCCTGGGCTGCAAGTTATTTCAAACCCTAACGGGGTATGACGAACTTGCAGGCTTCCTTGCGGCTTTCGGTAGGTACGGTGGTTTTAACCGCCCCCTCCGGATCGCATGGAACGCTATCCCTTACAGCTTCCTCATAGATTGGTGCTTTGATACATCAAAGTGGCTAGATAAACTAGTTATTCCTGATGTCATCACAGGTACCTATGAGGTTCACGACTTCTGGACTTCCGTAAAATTCCAAGGTAAAGTTGAATACTTTATCTGGAATTTCCCTTCATTGGGAGGGGGTGAAACCCCTTACGCAGATGTTCATGTCGAGCTGTTTATGCGCGTTGGGTGTCTTCCAAAAGCGGCTTTAGAGCCGCCTTTAACACCGTTGCAACAGGCGTTACTCTTCGGCCTAATTTGGCAACAAAAGCCTCATTAGGACGGTTCTCGAGGACCTACTTTTGGGTCCCCGTTTGAAACACCACCCCTTTTCTGGAGGTCTCCCATTCTATGTTTTCTGACAACCTTGTTATCGCGGACGCTGCCGCTGCTAACAAGACCTTTGCCAAGATTTCTCAATCTGGGCAGGAGTCTCGTCGCATCGACAATTCCTCGACTACTCAGGAGCCTCGACTCCTCACGATTCGTCACCAGATCATCGTGGTTAAAGGTATCACCTACGACCGACACAATCTTGTTTTTAACAAGATTCGTGTTGGAAGTGATGGTTTCCTTCACACCACCTCGATCTCGACGGTCATGCAGGAATCTCGAGATTCTGCAGCTGCGAGCGATATTCTCGATCTCGTGGCGTTTTCCAAGAACTTCTTGGCAACGTCGGGAGTCGTTACCTCGCTTCGCTTGGGTGAGAGTTAATCTCATCCGGCGGTCAGAAATGTAGAGTAGGAGACGGGAGGACAACTCATAATGAGTTCCCGGAAGAGCCCGGTCATGCAAGAATTGCATGATCCCCTAGTCCAGCTTGTCCTTGATGTCACACTCCTCTGCGGCTCTGATCTCCGTGATTTCCAGCGTGATGCTGAAACTATCACGAAGAGGGCCCGTTGTGAAGGTTTCGGTTTTCTGTCGAAGAGCTTACCAAAACTTGGTAAAGCGATTCTTCAGAGTCTCGAAACTGGTATCCTGGAAGTTCCAGAAGGTTTCAAAACCCAAAGGAACTCAAAGGTCCCCGTATTTCTACGCGGGATCTTACGATACCTTTACAACGAGGATGGCGTTCTTCAATACGACGATAATGATTACCGTTGTATTGAGGCCTTACGGGGTTTACACCAAATATGCAATTTCTACTACAAAGTGGAAATTCCATATAGTCACCAATGTGTCGAACAATTTCTTCAAAATTTTGTTGACACTGATGACTCTCTACCTGAGAAGGTAGAATTGGATGATGTCCTATATGGAGCCTCCCTATTATTAGAGAGGCTCTTTGCGGACTTCGACCCCCGTAAGATTACACCTAGACATGGTCCGGGTGTAGTCGCTACTGGAGAACGTGGACCCCATAAATACACCTTTAACAGGTTGTATTCTAAGATCCACGAGGTCTATCGCTACTGGGACTACTTTATGGTAGGTACCGGTCGCGAGTTACAAGACCGACTTGAGTGGTACAAAGGATTACAGAAGCTTGACCATGGTCAAGCAAAAGTTATCCTTGTTCCAAAGGACTCAAGAGGTCCTCGTTTGATTTCTGCTGAGCCCCTTGAATTTCAATGGGTCCAGCAGGGTCTGTCTCGGGCTCTTGTCGAGTGGATTGAGTCTCATCCTTTAACAAAGGGTAAGGTCAATTTTACTGATCAAGAGGTTAATCAGACATTAGCGCTTTGGTCATCTAAATCGAAGACCATGGCAAC